AGAGACGAACCCTCGGAACATCTTTCCAGCGATTCCGAGTAACTGGTTTACTACGACGATAAAGCCGCCGACCATTCTTCCGGCTCCGGCGAAGGCTCGCGTTAGTTGCTTTCCAGCCTTAAGGAATACCGCGCCGATCTTCGCTCCGGAGATGGCGACCTTCTTGGATAGATTCGCTGTCTTAAGAAGACCGCGAGTAACCGCGTCCACGAACTCGACCTTAATTCCTAGAACTTCTTGGTTAGCCATTTTTTATTAGTGTCTCATTTTCTCGGCTTGCGCCTTCTCCGACTGGCGGATGAGCCGAGATGTCTCCTGTCCATAGATTAACAAGGAGTCCCTAAAAGTCGCAGACTGCGCCTGTAAACCTCCGGCGACAGGGAGGATTCCCTTCTCCCACGCCAGGAACAAGTCGCCTAGAACCGGAGACCATTCGGGTAAAGCGTAGCGGTAAGGACATAGGCGGACAGGATCCCATCCGGAGCCATTACAGCGAGAGCAGTTCGACCGCTCTGGTCCTGGAGAGCAGGAGCAAGGGACATTTGTCATCGGCTGGATAGCCGGTTCTCCATCGCATCCCCGCCGACGGCGAAAGGTCTTCGCCGCCTCGGTTAGTTCTCCGTCCTCGTCTACGACGGAACAGGCTCCACAGGGAGTCATCTCCCCACTAGCTGCCTGGACCGCCGCCTTTAGTTTTTTGCGTCGTCCTCGGATAGAGTCGAGCCGTTTAGAATCTCTGCGGCGATCTCCTGCCGGATGTCCGGAGGGATGGCGGAGAGCGTCTTCTCGGACACCTTCCGACCGAGACCGCGTCCCTTAGACCGGAACGGTAGGTCTGGTCCTCCAGGCGGGAAGTTCTCCCAGGTTACGAGTCCGAGGTGTAGAGCCGCTACGAGCATGGATCCAGAGCGGAGCCGCTGTTCTCCGTCCGCTCCCTGGGAGATGGCGTTGTCTTCGACGACACTCCTCTCGGTAGCGGTTAGAGAGCGAACCTTAAAGACCGTCTGTTCGGCGGCTTCGAGGTCTCGGTCCTGTTCTGCGATGAAGTCTCTTTCTTGGCTTGGGTCGAGTGGTATTACCATTGCGAGAGCCTAGCGTAAACCTTAACGGAATACAAAAAAGAAGGAGGACAGCGAACCGTCCTCCCCCTAAACCCATCGGCGGAGTAAGTGCCGACCACAAAAAACAATTCCCTAAGACCTTTACATCTTAACTAAAGGTTAGCGAGAACGGAGGCGAGCCAGAGGTATCGTTAGAACCCATCGCCATCGTAATAGAGACACCGACGACTCCGTTCTTATCGGAGGTCGAGAAGGAGGAGATCTTGGAGTTGTTGGTCTCCATGATAATCTGCTCTCCATCTGTCGAGCCGAGTTTAATATAAACTCCGTTCACCGTTCCTGCGATCTGCCGAGAGAGTTCGTCTCTGGTCCCGTGGTCGGCGGCGTAACCTTCGAGAGTTAGCGTCGGCGAGTAGGCGTTAAGGTAGGCTCGGTCGAGCGTTCCGGAAGCGTCCAGAGCGGACGGAGGGAGAACTAAGTCTCCGCCCAGGTCGAAGGTAAAGGACTGGAGGTCGATGTCTGTTCCAGTAGATCCTCCATAAAGTTTACAGGTCGCGTTAATAAACTGGACCGCCTGGTTACTTTCGTAGGTAGGAGCGAGGAGAGATTGAACCGTGTAAGCGTTCGCGGTCGAGGCGTAGCCTGTCCAGTTACAAGACGCGGTTAAAGGCTGTCCGATCTCCGCCGAAAGGCTTAGAGTTCCAAGTCCGCCGCTGAGGTTATACTGCGAGCCGTCATGGTTTAAGGATACGGAGTAACGAGTCCCCTCCGCCGGAACCGCTGGAGTGTAGATGAAGCCGGTAGACGATTCCGCCGATCTAGCTAATCCGCAGGACTTTAGAAGAGCGTCACAGTCTGGAACTTGTGCGTTGCTGCCGGACTTCACCTTCTGGACGATCTCGACATTCGCGGACATATTCGCGACGGAAGAACCGACGGAAGGAGTCATAGGCATGACCTCCCCAGCCCGTAAGGGATTCCTCTCCACGATCTCCGTCTCGACAGAATAGGAGACATCGGTGGCGAAGTTATTAGAGGAGCCTGTGGTCTGCGTCTCTAGTGTTCCAGCCGTTGTCTCTAAGATAACTCCGACGGTCGCGTTCTTAAATGATAGATTAGCCATGTTTTAGTCCTGTTCTTTTTTGGTGGTTTTTTTGCTTTTAGTCGAGACCGGTTCCAGTTTTCCGAGTTGCCGGTCTAGAGAAGGGTCGTCTCCTAACTCTACGACGGTTCCCGCCGGAAGACTTCCGGAGGCTACCTGGACGGTATGTCCTTGCTTAACTTTGTATTTTTGAGCCATGTTTTTAACTGGTTGTAGTAGTGTAGAAGACCTCGACCTCTAGGAACGCTCCGACGCGAGGCGACTGTTCGTCTGCGAGGAAGAGTTCGTTACCGACTAGTCTAACATCGGTCGCGTATCCTCCTAGAGTCCTGTCCGCCGTTACTCCTTTCTCCATATCTGCGAGGAGGTCGGCGGCGGTCGTAGACCTGTCCTCGGCGACTGGATCGGAGTCTTCCCACGCCTCCAGGACGACGGCGAGCCTTCTCTCCACTTTCCCTAGGATGGCTCTGTCCGAGTAGGATTCTCGACCCTCATGGATAAGGATAAAGGGAGAGATCGCTAACTGTGCGGCGTTCTGGCTGTATCGTTGGACCATCTCATAGGCGATACGACCACCGCCTCCGGCGTTAAGTTGGGTCCGGAGCGTCGTTAAACAGTCGTTTCTAGCGGTCATTAGACGGGCTGGTTCTCGATGGATTCGTTAAGGGTTACGGTTACTCGGTAGGTTCCAGGAGTTACCTGTTCTTTAGTGTAGCCCTCCGCACCTTCGGCGAACCTTACCCTCGTCGGATCTGTCTCTCCTGGAGCCGTCCAGACCATAGACATCGCGCCACCGAAGGTCGCAGTTAAGGCGGTCTCGATGGCGGTTACGGTGGTCGCTCCTACTAGATCCCAGGTTAGAACCCATTGTCTACCCTCCGCCGGAGTTAGTTGTCCGGTTACGATGCGACCTCGCTCCGGTCCGGAGGACTGGACATGGTGGACCTTTTTCTCCTCGACATTCGCCAGAGTTACGCTAAGAGTGGTCATCTTTTTAGAGCGTCCTGGACACCGATCCGGAGGTAGTGTTTAAGACCGTTCTCGTCCTTGGAGAACTTCCGCCAGGTCTTAAAGAGTTCCAGCCTCTTCGGGATCTTTACGGACTTAACGAGAACGAAAAACGGCTTCGCGGTCTCCTTGGATTCTCCCGCTACGAGGAGGAGGTTCGGAGGATTCCTTGTAGGAATGAAGGCGTGGTAAGGGAAAGAGTTAATAACCGTCGGAGCGTCCATCCTCATAACACCGGCGGGAGTTAGGTTATCCTCTAGCGGGATGGTTAGAAACTTCTTATTCGTCGGCGTGATCTTCCCGCCTTCCTCATGTTTAGCGGCGTAAGGGACATCGGTTCCGTATCGTCCGACTATCGTCGAGAGTGTGTTTCCTTGGATATTATGGTGGAAGGACCGACGGAGGTTCCCTGTCCGAACCTTTAGACCAGGACGACCGGTTAATCTCTTGTCCACGAATAGAGCGTGGAATGCGTCGAGTCCCTGGTGGAGTCCTTTTTTAAGCCCTTCCTCTAGTTTTTTACCTTTCTTCTCTAGGCGAAGGACGGCGGCGTTATTCCTAGAAGACATATCTCCTAACCAGCGTATCGCAGTTTGAGCCTGTCTATGGCGGCTTTCAAGTCTGGGAGGATCTCATGCGCCGCGAGGAGAGAGGCGGACCCGTCTGGTCCGGAGACGCTTAGAACGCCGAGTCTCTGTCTCTGCTCATACTCGAACGCGACCTGTTGCCTTGCGGCATTAGTAAGGTCGGAGTACTCTGTGCTTAGGTCCGATGCGCTGGTTCCCAGACCGCCAGTAGAGACGACCTGGAGAGTATGCGTCCCGAAGTCTAGAGCCGCGAGGTCCAGATGGAGAACTCCGTCGGTAGCGTCTAGGTAATACTCGCTAGAAGATAGCGCGGTCGTATTCGACCAGTCCCTATCGAACGCACTCTTAACGGTAAAGGTCTGCGAGGTGTCTACGGGAAAACCGGCGAGTTGGAAGATCTGTCCTTCGCCTGGTTTAAGGGAGAAGTATTCCGTCCGCTCCTCCTTGTAGAGAAGCCGTCCTCCACAGAGACCCTCGACTCTCGCGGACACCTTGTCTATTAAGTTGCCGAGGATAGCGTCTCTATCCGTGTCCGTCGCCCATCCCTTTAGGGTCCGGACACCATTAGCCGTCGTTACATCTAGGATCGTCATGTCTTTATTTTTTAGGGATGAGGTGGAGAGGCGACCCGAAGACCGCCTCCCCTCCCCGTTACAGCTTAGGTAACATCCAGGTCGTCCCACTCGTAGAAACTACCAGTCCGAAGGACGGCAGCATCGCAAGCGAGAGTTACTCGGAAGGCGACCGCGTTGTAGTCGAACAGGTGGTGTTCGCTTTGCGCGATCTCGATTCCTTGACCGAACAGACCTACGACGAAGTCGGAGAAGTCGCCGAGGACCGCTTGTCCGTCGTTGTCCGTTCCGGTAAAGTTCGCAGAGTCCACGATCATTTTGATTCCAGTAATAGCCTCGACTGCCGCCGGTGAAGCGAACTGCGTCCAGGAGCGACCCTCTACTCCTGCCGCCGCCGCGAGATCGTAAACGATGTTCGCGTGGGAGACAAAGGTTAGGTTATTAACATCTCCGTTGGCGGCGGCGATTGCTTTAACAGCCGTCTCCAAGATGGTTCGAGTCATGTTTACATCTACCGCGTCAGAGTCGCTAGCGGTGAGGTCGGCTTTTAGAGCCGTGTAACATCTCGCGTCGAGGTTCCTCTGTGCGGCTTTCTGGATCTGTTCCCTAACATACCGCTCGACACTAGGAACATTCTGTTGGAGCAGGTCTCTACCTACCTGGAGCATCTCGCCGGAGTAAGCAGCATTCAAAGTTACATTCGTAAAGGTTAGACTCCCAGTCTGGTCTTGAATCTGTGCGGTATCGTCATCCCCTCCGGACCCTCCGGACCCTCTGTCGACGAGTTCTGGAGAGGTAGCGACCGGAATGTTTACTGTCCCGCTCAAACCTTCCAAGAACCGCGCTCCAGCCTGACCGATAGTCGAAGCCTGTTTAAGAGGTTCGATGATCGTAGACATAACCTCCGTTGGAACCGGAGCGTTTGTGTCCGTCTCTCCGAAGATAGCGCGAGTCGCCTCGACTGCGTCGCGAGTAAATCCTTTAGGAATGTCGCCGTTACGCTGGACTCCAGTTAGGTAGTCCGTCCACCGCCAGAGGTTAGCCTCGTTACCGAGACCGGTCTCTGGTCGTTTTCGTTGCTTTGCTTCGACCTGGTCCAGACGGCTAGAGAACTCGCCCATTCCGTCTTTAACCTCGGAACGCATCTCCTCGACACCGTCTCGGATGGCTTCGACAGCCTCTGAAACTTCTTGTTTTTTATTTTTATCTTCCACGATATTATTCTCCTGTCCTTTCGGGACTTTTGCCGTCGTTGGCGGCTCTATTTTTGAACTTATGCGATAGGTCAAGGACGGCAGTTACCCACTCCGACGAACATTCTGGTCCGGAGGTGTGGGAGTTAGTCGGAGGCTGGCTCTCTCGCCTATCATTTAGCGAGCCTAGTAGCCTCCGACAAACAGCCACCTCGTCTCTTAAAGAGTCCAAGATGGCGACGGTCTGTTCGACCGTGTCTTCGATTCTCGACAGCGGTTCCGCGCTCAAAGGAGCCGGAGGAGCCGGAGTGGGACCACCGCCTCCGCCGAACGGAATCGGCGAGATAGCGATCGGGAGTCCGCTCTCTCCTCCTGGCGTATCGGAGAAGTTACCAGCGTCTCCACCTTCGGCGGTTAGTTTTTCGTCCTCGTCTAAAGGCTTCGCGAAGGTAATCCGCCAGGTATCGTCCGACTCGTCTACTCCGAGAATATGTCGCGCTTCGCTCTGCTCCACTCCTTCGGCGACTAGCCTTAGTGCGTCCGCGTTCCGAGCGACGGCGGAGGCGTTCGAGGGAACTGGAACGATGGAGAGTTCTAGAAGTTCCGCCTCGCGGATAATCCAGGCTTCCTCGTCTTCTGGAAGAGTCATCGCTTTACGATCCTCGTCTGTCGCTGGTTCGACCTTTGTCGGACGGAAGCCGACAGAGGCTCCTCGAAGGCGACCAGCCATCCAGTTCTTATACGCGGTCTCGGCTCGCGGGTTTAGTTCCTCCGGAGAGAATAGAACATGGGCGAGGAATCCCTTACGAACGACCTCGTCCTTTCCTTTTATGTTCGTCTCGTCGATACGGAGGGTCATTCCGACCGGCATATCGTCGGAGGCGTGAGAGAAGAAGACCGCCGGGTTCTCGTTATATCGGCGGAAGTCCCATCCGTCGGAGTCGAAAGCGGTGTTATAGGTGTCCAGGCTCTCGTCCGTAAAAGGGACCAGAACGACTCGCTTCGCGTGGTCGTCTTGCCATTCTCCAGGAATACCAGATCCAGGAGTCGGAACGCCCAGCGAGATAGCGCGGTCTCGCTTCTCTGCGAGAGTCATATCGGAGACGACAGGAGAGCCGCCTCGAACGAACGCCCAGAGGCGAACGCCGTCCTCGTCTTCTTTTAGTCGGTCGAACGCCTTTAGCACTTTGTCCGGAATGTCCATGTTTTTATTCTATTATCTTTTATGAATCGTCCAAGACCCTAAGCGTCCTCGGAGGATGGTGGAGGGCTGGGGACGACGGTTCGGAACGCACATCGACAGTTCACTACCTCCCCAGCGTCTACGGGTTTTCCGTTCTTTATACCTGTCTTATCGCCTGGGAAGAGCAGTCCATTAGGAAATCTTTCGTCGATGCCGACCTCGACCCCTTCGTTACTTTGGTGGGACTCCCGAACCTCCTCGTCTCTAGCCGTTAGCCATATCTTACGCTCGACTCCGGCTTCCTTCATACCTACGAAGCGAGCCTCGTTAGAGATAGCGGCGGACTCGGTTCGAGCGATGGCGAGACTCCTGGCGGGTTGGACCATCCCGTTCGTAACCTCGCGGATACCCTTCGCGGTCTCTTGGATAGTGTCTCCTCGACCTCTGGACTCGTTTAAGGACTTCTCGATGTTCTTTAGGATGGTGTCGTTTACCTTTCCGAGAATAAGGATCCGGTCCTCTACGATCCTCTCTACATAAGAATCCGGAAAGGAGAACGCACCGGAGACCTGTTCGTCTCCGAGGTTAATCGGAGGGAGTCCTTCCTTCTGGAGTTCTTCGCTAAGGAGTTCGACATTCCTACGGATGAGAGCCTCGTAGATAGAACGGAACCTCTCTAGTAACTTGGGAGCCATCTGTTCTAGAGCCTTTAGGAGTGCGGTTATCTCCTTTCCGTCTAAGGCTCGCTCGGATGACCGGTCGTCTCCTAACTCTTCGAGGACTTTCTTCCGAATCTCCCAGACATGGTTCCGGTAAGCAGAGCGAAAAGACTTCTCGTCGTCTCCGACCGCTCGACTCCACCATTCCTCCGCGTCGAATCCTCTGTCCTCGACGGATCGCTTCGAGGAGCGAGCGTCCTGCGGCTGTGGTTTAGGCGTGAAAGTTGTAGCCGCCGAGATAATGGTCTGCGCTTTGTCCTCTGTTAATCCTACTCCCTGGAGGAGTTCGAGTCCGATATCTGGAGAGAGGAGACCTTCTGTAACTTCCGTCGCTATGTCCTTCGCGGCGGTGATCTGCGCTCCGTTTAGTTTAACGCCTTCGACAACATTCGCGGAACCTGTCGCGGTCGTTGGTGTAGGCTCGCCGCTCTCTACCTCCATGCCGGAGAACGGATCCTCTAGGAACTTATACGGAACCAGACCAGACGGAGCGTAAGCCTCTCCGCCCCAGTCATACTCTGGGAGGTTTAGGTTAAGCAGAGAGACCGCGTCGTTTAGCGGGACTCCGATGTTCGTTAGAGTCTGCGCCGTCGTCGCTTTTACCTGGAGGTCGTCCGCTAACTCTGGGACTCCGCTCGTGTTAAAGATTCCTTTAACGCCGGACTTATCCAGTCTGGAGAACAGAGAGACGAACAGCCGGTCCTCGATATAACTCGCCGTCGGGAGGAGAAGGTTCGTCCAGACCATCCTCCGAGCCTCTGTAATGGTCGCTCTGTTTAACTGGTCGGTTACGCCTAGCGCGGCTTTATGGACTAGAAGAGCCGCGAGGATAGCGTCTCTGTTAGCCTGCAGCATAGTCGAGAACTCCATATCCCTTTGTGTTACCGGATTCCGGTCGTAGGAGAGACCTCCGGTAAGGATGGCGGTCTTCCCTCGGTTCGCGGCTCCCTGGTGTCTCTGCTCGAATACATCGCGAATACTCTCCGCGTCCTTCCTGCCGAGCGGCTCCGTAGAGGTTAGGATTCCTCCAGCCTCCGCGCCTTGACGGAAGAAGGCGTTATTCCAAGCGTCCGCGAGGATGTCCTGTTCTAGTTTTAGATCGGCGGCGACCAGCGGCGAGACTCCCCACATTCCTCCTTCTGGATTAAAGAGTCGAAGGTGCGTAACTTGGTGCGCTGGATAAGACAAACTCTCGATCCCTCCCTTACCCGTCGCACTCTGGACGCTCCAGGTATTGTTCTCGAAGGTCCACCCCTTACGACCGTAGACCCGAACCTCTGTCGGCATCGCTCCCTCTTCCATAACTCGGTCGGTTCCTCCCAGATAGAGAACGATGGCGTTCCCTTCTGTTAGAAGGTGGATCATTGTCTGGTTAAAGAGGTCCGAGGTTCCGGAATCTGCGCTCGGTCTCTGGAACAAGTTAGAGAGAGGATGATTCGGAACCGGCTCCCATGTCGCCGTCGGAGAGCGTTCGGACTTAGGACCGACGGCTCGGAGTGCGGCTTGTTTTCTTAGAAGGAGGTCGAGGTCTTCTCTGGTCTCGGCTCTCTGGATGTCTCTCGATAAGGAGACCTCTCGGACGACCTCGAAGGGAACCGAGGCGAGCATCTGCGCAGCGAGTCGGATCGCGCCGTGTGCGTAGGGATGCTGGAGATATGGGTTCTCCATCTTCTTCGAGTAGTTCGGGAGGACGCGCTGGTGTCCATAGAAGCCGAAGGTCGAGCCGCGAAAGGCTCGCGACTTACCAAAAGAGAAGAAGTCTCGTAATTTGTTCGCCATGTTTTTAGAGAAAGACAGCCGGTCTGTTAGCCATTCTAGACAGAGCGAGGACGAAAGCGTCCGCCCCGTCTGGAGACCGCCCTAGTCTAGCCTTAACCTTATCCTTTTCCTCGACCACGAGCCTCCCCTTAGAGTCGTAATGATAGGACGGCTCGACGAGTTCCGTCCAGGTCGCGCCGAACTTCTTGGGAATAACGACCCGATTAAGCCTCGCCAGTTCCCGAACCGCCCACCATAACTCCGCTCGATAGTTCGCGAACGCCATCTCCCCAGACTCCTCTCGGTAGATATTCCGAGGCTTGGCGGCGAAGTTGGCGGAGTCTACTCTCCATCCGGAGCGGAGCATGGAGTCCACCACGGAGGCTCCGACTCCGATAGGGTCTACATGGATACGGTCGATAGCGTCGTCCTGTTTTATTCCTGCGCTCCTAGCCTGTGCGATAACCTCTCCGGAGACCTCGTTCCCGTCCTTACCGGCGAGGCGGTGTTCCTTCTTTAGAACTCCATCGACGACCAGAGTTATAACGGTCTCGTCCGGTCCGAACCGAGCGACATCGACTCCGAGATGGGAACCCTCTCCAGGGTCTCCGACTCCCTTCTCCAGAGACTTCTCCAGGAACCGAAGAGGAACGACATTGTCGAGACCGGCTTCCGGAAACTCTCCGAGGACGCGAGCGAGATAACGAGGGTCGGTCTCTCCCCACGCTTCGAGCCGCTCTTCGACCCATTCCTTCGAGACGGCTCCAGGGACGACCTCTCTCCCTTCTGTTATGTTGGGATGGTCTAAGGCGGAGAGCGTTATCGCGTTCCAATACTGCGGCTCTTGGAATGCTTTATAAAACTCTCCGCGAGGCTCTAACGGGTTCCCGATGGCTAACCAGCGAGCAGAACCTCCGACCACCATAGACTCCGCTGCCTCCCATATCTTCGGACGGATTCCCTGCGCCTCGTCGAAGATAATAAGAAGGTTCTCGGCGTGTCCTCCTTGGAAGTTCGACTCGTCGTTCGTGGAGAGTCCGAAGGCTTCCCACTTCTCTCCGCACTTTAGACGACATCCGTCCGGTAACAGAGTGCCTCCTAGCGGTATCCGGCTCGACTTGTAAGCCTTAACCACCTCGCCCCATAGCCGATGTTTAACATGGCTCCAGGTCGGAGCAGTAGCGAGAACGATGGCTCTCCTAGTCATTACATACCAGAGGAGGAGAAGAGCGGCTCCGTGTGTCTTCCCTGTCCCGTTCGCAGACCGGACGACCGTCCTCTTATGCTTAACGACAGACTCCGCGAACCTCCGCTGAGGAGCCGTCATCTCTACGCCGACGACCTCCTTCGCCCAGAGAGCCGGATCGAGCCTCCATTCGGCGAGCCTTTTTCTAGTCGTCTCTCGTTCGACTTCCGTTATTCTGTCCAGAATCAAGACTCCGGCTCGGTCGAACAGTCGTCGCTCGGCTCTGGGATCTCTCCCTCTTCTTCGAGTTGGGTTAGGAGTTCGATTAGGTCCGCCGGTCTAGCCGTAACCTCTAGCCGGTCGGAGACCTTACCCTCGTCGCGCTCCATAAAGTCGCGAAGGAAGGCTCCCATCTTCGCAGGGTTCCGGAGCGTCTCCTTTATTAGAACCTCTGCGAGCGTGTCCGCTAACTGCTTCCCTTTTTTCTTCGTCTTTAATACCTTCCGGATACGAGCGGACAGATTAACCGAACCCTTGGGTCGTCCGCCTGGATTCCCGCTCTGTCCTTTCTTAAACCTGTGTTCTTTCGGTGGGTCTTTTCTTGGCATCGTTCGCCTGTTCTAACGCTGTTCCTGTGGCTAGTCGGTACAGAGACACGGTATCGACTCGTCGTTCTCGTATGGGTCGAAGAGGAGGGTCTGTTTTTTGGTTAAATCCATAAAATCCGCGTAGGAGGGTCGGTCCTTTCTAAACTTCTTAGACCTTTCGGTATTAGTCTTATCCAGACTCGGAGCGAGTTCCTCCGCCTTTATCCACCAGTCGAACTCCTCCGGCATTGTCCGCATTAGGGACTCGATCTTCGCTCTCGATTTTAGGAAACAGCCGACGCAGTTGCCAGCCATATGACCCACGATAGGAAGGTCTAGGTCGAACGACTGCTCGGACCAGAAGTCTAGAACATCCTTCTCGACGACACCGGCGAGGTACAAAGGACAGACGACCTCCTCTCTAGCGATGTCTCCCTTTATGCGGACTGCCCTGTGTGGTTCATCTGCCCTAAGACCGACGGCGGTAGTCCATCCGTCCTCCCATCCGTCTCGCGTTATAATATACCGGCGGAAAGTTCTTATCTTTAACTCGGCGGAACAGAACCTCGCTATCGGGTTCGGTAGCATCTGCCGTTTTTTTATTAAGTCTGTAAAAGGCTCTCCTTTCCGGCTCGCGGTCTCGAAGTTTACCTCTCGGAAGCCCATAGAGCCGTCGTCCTCTGTTTTATACTCTAGCCATTTTATATCTAACTCCCACCGCTCCTCGCAATCCCTAACGAACTCCAGAGTCTTTTCGTGTTCGAGTCCGGTGTTCTGGAAGGATATAACAAGGTCGTCCGGCTGTCCTCCTTTCGCGTCTAATACCTTTCGCAGAAGATAACCAGAAGTCCGACCGCCGGAAAACGCGACGACCCCAGGCTCCTCTATATCGTAGGCGTTCCGCTCATCCGTCATACTTTAAGGCTAACAGAACCGGACGCTCCAGAACAGCCTCTCTCCGGAGTTATTCCAAAAGACCAGAACGCTAGAGTCGGGTTGTCTTTTAGAATCTGGATAAAGCCCGTCGAGAACAGACAGACGGCGGTCTCGGAGACGGTTAGACTTCCCAGGGACTCTATTACATGGACTAACTCATGCCATAGAACGAGCCTAGTGTTCTCCGCGTTTAGTCCGTCGCTAACCTCGATGGTTAGCGTGTCCGGGTCGTATTGTCCGTGGAGTTCTGGATCTAAGTCTTTCGAGTAGACCACTTTTATATCTATTCCAAGGACGCGGACGGAGGTAGGTCGGAAGTCTGTCTCTTCTAGCATTAGATTAGTCCTCCGCTCCATCGAAGTTAATCCAGCCAGATAACATTGTCCGAGATGAGTCCGTTAGCAGAATCGAAGAACGCGAGCCTCTGCGCGGGTCTTCCTGCGGCTGCTAACTCGGAAGCTGCGTAAACATTGTCGGACTCTGGAGTCCCGTTCGCGAGCATGATTACATCGTTAATAACGCAGGAGGCGGGAGTGTGAAAGTGTCCGAGCCAGAGGTAACGGTTCCAGCGGTCGCCGTCCGACTCCCACTCGCGGACTGCGGACTTCCATCCTGCCGCCTTCCGTCCTACTCCATACCAGGGAAAACCAGCGAAGCCGCCTCGAATCTGGTCGCCGTGGACGACAAGGTTAGACCAGCCGAGAACATTATCCACGAAGAACCAGGAGTCCGCGATAGCGAAGTCGATCTGTTTCTCTCTCTTTAGTGCGAGCCTCGCGGTCTCCATAGCGACGCGGTCCCAGTTCGTCTTCGGATGCGCTCTTGTTCCGCGAGGTCCGTTCCGACCGTGGTTACCGACGACACCTTTTATTCGGACACGCGGGAACTCCTGCGCCAGTAGGAGGACCAGTTCGACGATTATCTCCGGAACAGCGCGGAGAGCCTGAGCGAAGACGGACGAGTCTATTTCGTGGACCTGTCCGGTAAAGATCTCCTCTCCTTCGACGAGGTCTCCTCCCAGGTAGACGACGCACTCGTCGATTTTTGCGGAGTGTCTGCGGTCTCTGGTCGCCTTTATAGCCTTCTCGCCGAACAACATAACGCGGTCCAGAGCGATAGATGTCGAGTAGGTCGCTGTCTGTTTACCGACTTGGAGGTCCGAGAGATGGAGAACGGCGACCTCTTCTCTTTTCTTTTTGCGGCTCTTCGGAGGCGGCTTCGGAGTGCTTATGTTAAGTCCATCGCCCATGATCCCGCGAACTGCGTCCACGATAAGCAGACCCTCGGTCCGATACTCCGCGACCGTCTTCTCTAGTTCTCGGATCCTGTTCTTAAACTTCTTCGCCTCTGGAGATAACTCCGGAGGAGCCTCCTCCACGGCATCGACGAGCCTCTTCTTCTTTTTAGCCACGATGCCACATCTCCCAGAGGTCCGGGTATTTTTCTCTTAGATAGTGCCTCATCGCGGAATCCGAACACGGATAACCGTGGAGTTCTACGAGTTTCGCGTGGAGTGTCCGGAACGACATCGCCGCGCTCCCTTCTGCGATAGCGCGGAACGCGAGGTGTAAGTCTTCCGCCGCTTCCGGATTCCGAGAAAGCCATCCGCGCCGAGCTTGATCCTTAACCGGAGGCTCTTTCGCCCAGTCTTCTAACGACATGGAGAAGAGTTTAGGCGAAGAAGGAGCCTCCGCCTAAACCCTCCCTAGTCTGTTACGGTTTACAGGAGATGGAATCCGAACAGGAAAGCGAGCGACCAGTATCGTAAGAGCAGTCCCAGAAGGACCAGACCGAAGCCTAAGAGCATTACGGAAAACAGCGCGGCGCATATAGCAGGAATCACACTATCGAAGGCGTTTTTATTGTCCATGTCTAGTATTCCTTAAGGATAGGAGAGTCCGCTGGAACATAGGCTCGCGCATAACCTCCCTCCTTTATTTTTACCACAGCCTCCGCCTCGACCAGTTCGAGGAGGAGAGTGTGGACTCTTGGAGCAGAGATCGAGAGAACCTTCGTAAGTTCGTAAAGCGTCGGCGGTATGGACTGGCTGCGACAGTAGTTCGCGAGAGCCTCTAGCGTGTCCTTCTGCCGAGGCGTTAGCCTCTTTTTAGTCTTCGACATTGTTTATCCTCCAGGTCTGGATTAGGCGACCATGAGCGTCCGACCGATTAGACGGGACAGACCTTCCGGTTCTCGATATTAGACCGAGTTTCCTCGCAGAAGTAAAGACGGCTCCGACGACATTCGGAGACTCTGGGTCCGGCATAAGGCGACGAAGGTCGTCCGAGGTTATCTCTGTCCCGCGAGATCCGAGGCGACCGGAGCGGAAGAGGTCGAGAGCGATGTCCGCCCAGGTCGAGTTCTTCTCTAGAGTCCTCGCCTGTCCGACTCGCTTCCTGGTCTCTCCGCTCGGCTTATCCGGTGTCGCGAAGGTAGTCCCGTTACAGGCTGGACAAGGAACTCTCATTAAAGAGTCCGAGTCCTTTCGGTCGAACTCCCACCCGTCGCCGTTACACGCCGGACAGACTCTCGGTCTCTGGACAATGCTGGACAGTTCGTCGAATAGGCTTCTAGAAGGGAACATCGCTCGGAACCTCCTCTTCTGCGCTTACTCCAAGGGTCTCGGCGACCTTCGCTATCTCTAGAGCCTCTCTCTCTCTCTGGTTAGCCTTGTTCGGAACCACGATGGTCTCGGTGTTTCCAGACTTGGAGGTTAGACATACGAGTTCCAGGTCTTCGCCGGACTCCAGCCTCTCGGCTAGAACCTTCGCGTCGTTCTTGTAGTAGAAGGAAGGACCGACCAGAAACTTACCGTTCGCCGTCTTCCCAGTCGCGAAGTCGAAGAAGGTTTTATAACCTCGGCTAACTGCGGACTGCCAGGTTCCGTTGTATTCCTCCTTCGTTACGGCTCTCCAGATAGCAGACTCGAAATCGACCCTCGGCATCGTAGTAGAGTCCCCGATCTTACCCATTACTTGATTCCATTCTGTAACAGCTTCGCGCATCTTATCCGTCGCATACTCTGGAAAGATGTCGTCGGTCTTCGATTGTGTCGAAGCCTCCGGAGTCCGCGTTACCTTCCATCCTTCCGGATTCTGGACGGCGGTCGTCGTCGGTGTCTTTATCTCGACTCGCTGGACTTCCTCCGGTTCGGAGTTCACCATCCCGCCGCCCCATAGGAAAGTCGTAAAAGGTTTAGCGGCGTGTCGAAAAGCCTTCGACGCGGCAGCCTTTCGAGCGTCGGTGAACCCTACCATCGTCGCCTCGCCGACTCCCTCGTAGAAGAGATCGCCGTCTGTGAACTTTAGCGTTATCCTTCCTTTAGCGTAGGCGTGTTGTCCAGGTTTACCACCTCCGCCGACAGAGACTTCGGTCGCCTCGTCCTTAAGTATCTCCCAGGTGTAAGGGATGGCGAGGCTATTTAGCCGGTCGAATATATGGTGTTGCTCGACCCAGGACTCGTTGCGTCCGTGGACATTCTTAGTGGTTATCTGGTCGCCCGAATAAGGCTCGCAGAGTTTGTTTATCTTTTCCTTAAAGGTCATTTTTTTTACTCCGTTTTTAGGGTTTAGTCTCGTTCTCCAAGATGGCGACATAGTCGCAGAGTGTGTCTTGTATGAGAGCAAGGTGTCGTCTTAGGGTCTGGAATGAGAGAGGATATTTACGACAGAGATAGGACTCTAGAGTTCTCTCATGAAGATCTATCTCCATATGTCCGATCATGTTCCGAAAGGTCGTTAGGGTTCGGCTTATCTGCCTAAACCGTTCGAGTTCTTCGGCGGTCTCTAGTGGGGTCTGGTCTTTTGTTACGGGCATCTTGTTAAGGCTAACATATCCACTCGGAGGAGGTCAAGGTTCTAGCCTCTCCTCGAACTTCTGTATCCGTTCCCCGATCCACCGCATTACGGGAACCGCCATGCTGTTACCGATTGCTTTATACCGTGGACCATCGGGACAGTTTTCCGCTGGTTTCCCTCGGTATGGTATTCTGGTGTAACCATCTGGGAACCCCTGTAAGCGTTCGCACTCGGTCGGAGTAAGCCTTCTTACGCGAGTAGAGCCTCTAGGGAATAGTGTCTGGTCTTGACTGGTGGCGAGCGTGAACGACTGTTCTTCTCCTACTAAGGCTCCCTTCCCACCTCCATCGCATCCGCTCCTAATCTTTAGGACTTTACTCCCTGCTTGACTGGTAAGTGCTACGGCGTGTCTATCGCCGCCCGTGAGAGTCGGCGATGGATCCGCTGTAAAGCCCGGTCCAGTATTTCCGGTAACTTCTTTCCCCTTTTCTCGGCTCGCCGTAGAATCCCCGCGCAAGCTTTCTGGCTCAAAAAGAACCGCTCCGGCAGGTCGCCAGTCTCCAAGATATCCGATAACAAACACTCGACGACGACGCTGGGGGACTCCGAAGAACTGAGCGTCCAAGACTCGCCAGCAAACGCCATACCCGATATCTGCCATCGCTCCGAGGATGGAACCAAAGTCCCGTCCGCCGTTACTCGACAGGACTCCGGGGACATTCTCCCAGACGAACCAAACCGGTCGAACCTCTCTAACAAGTCGGCAAAACTCGAACGCCAGGTTCCCACGCTCGTCATCCAGTCCGCCTCGGAGACCGGCAATGGAGAAAGACTGGCAAGGTGTGCCGCCCACAATGAGGTCTGCTTCATTTCTGTATTTTTTTCCATTTATTTTAGTAATGTCTCCCAGGTTAGGAGTGTTCGGGTAATGGTGATCCAGGACGGCGGAAGGGAACTTATCAAACTCGGCGAAGGCTGTCGGCTGCCATCCGAGCGGCTCCCAGGCTACCGTTGCGGCTTCGATGCCAGAACAGAGGCTGAGGTAATGCATTAACAGATCCACTCCGAGGAGGTCAAGGTCTCTATCCAGTCTTCTCCGCAGTTCCCGCAGGAGCAGAGTATCTCTACGAGTTTTCCGAGTCGGAGCCGTTCGTCGATCTCGGAATAATCGAGACCGGAGATCCACGAATCTCCGCGCATCGCGCACCGCCGACCGTAGTCGGATCCTATGTCCGGCGCACCGTTCGGATATTCCCACCGTCCGAGGTGTTCGCAGTCCTCGCCGAAGTAGATAAAGTGCGTCCTAGACTTATGGACTCCGCCACATTCGGGACAGGCGGCTCGCGTCCAGGAGCGATATCCAGCAGGAAGAGCCATCCACAGCCGCGACCGACGGAGTTCTTCGAGCTTAGACGGCTCGCCTCCTGGGAGGTATTTATCCGTCTTCCGAATCCCCTCTTCGTATCTGTCTCGCTCGATCTCCTGTTCGCTCCAGTCTGCGTAACCGGGATCGGACGGAGACATCTCGGACGGTCGAGTTTCTTCGTAGGTCATCCGCTAGACTCCTCGGTTATAGGTTCCGGCTTTCCGGAGACCGAGCGTTAAGACTATCGCCGGAGCGAGAATCGGGAAGAGGACCATCGCGGTCGCGGTTAGGAGGACTTGTTTAAAGTTCATCGCTCGACTCCTGCGTCATGCTCTTGACCGATGCAATGCGGCTCCCCGCGTGGGTGTTCTGGATCGAGAGGTTCGCCACAGGTGGAACAGTCCTCCCAGTCCTCGACCTCCTTCCAGTCGCGCATCTCGAAACAGTCGCGACAGAACATCTTGTCTCCCTTAATCATCGTCCAGGTCGCGTTCCATCCGCTTCGGTGATCTACTTGGACAATATGGCGACAGTCCGAGAGTCCCGTTACCCTGGCGGGTAAATCGTTTACTCTAACGCGGATCTTTAACTCTACATTCTCGCTCCCACAGGTGGCACATTGTATTTTTTTTGGCTTCATGATTTTAGTTTTGGTTGGTGGGGGGTTGGTTCTTCGGCCTTAGATAAAACCTCATAGACTTCGGCTAATGCTTCAATTTCCGCCTTAAAGTTTCCTTTGGTTCTCTTTAATTCAGAGATTACCCAGTA